GTCGCCAATAATTCAAAAGAGAAAACGGACCATCCGACACAAAAACCGGTAAAACTGCTGGACTACCTGATCAAGACCTACACGAACCCCGGCGATGTTGTCCTAGACAACTGCATGGGGTCCGGGTCGACGGGGGTCAGTTGCGTTGAGACCGGTCGGAACTTCATTGGCATGGAGATGGACCCGCATTACTTTGATGTGGCTAAGCACCGCATTGAAGAAGCACAGAAGTAGGAGGTGGCCTTTTAATTTGGAGGAATGGCAATGAGAAACTATCAACGGGACAACTTAATATTCGGCCTGCTGATGGTGCTACTCATTATCGTGTTGGGAGTGTGGCTACATGCAACACACTGAATATGGCTACGTTAGCCCAACAGAGGATCACTGCTATCATGACTTAGAGCGTTGGTTGGCTGATAAGAAGAAACGTGAGCGTCGTGCTAAGAAGCATGGCGCTTTTAATTTACACAAAGGTGGTGGTGATCATGCCAAGAGTAAGACGCTGTAGACAACCAGGGTGCCATGCCATGGTTAACTTACCAGATCATTATTGCCAACAGCATTATGAGCATGAAGCAGAGTACCTAGCAAGCCGTGAGCGTTGGGCACGTAGCCACGATAAGCATTACACGCACAAGTACAACACAGTTATACGTAATCGTAATGAGGACAAGCGCCAGCAATATAACTTCTATCGGACAAGGCAATGGTCACATCTAAGGCAACAAGTCCTAGAGCGTGACCATTACTTGTGTGCTTACTGTAAAGTGCAAGGCATTATCACACCAGCTAAGACAGTCGACCATTTACGACCTATAGAAGCTTTTCCAAATGATAAAGCTAACATAAATAATCTTGTTGTTATATGCAGACAGTGTCACGCACTTAAAACTCGGTTTGAGCAAAAGTATTACGGATGTGGGAAAGACAACGTGTTAACAGACGCAAAACCAGTAGATGATATTAAGAAGATAGTTTTGTTAATGAGAAAGGAACATATTTAATGGAACACTGGAAGACAGTTGACGATTACAAGAATCTTTATGAGGTCAGTTCATATGGCAGAATCAGAAGTTTAGACCGCTTTGATAGACTAGGACGAATAACTTGGGGAAAGGTTCTAAGCCCTACTAATAATGGAAATGGTTATTACAGTGTTATGCTTTGCAAGCCTAATTCTAAAAGAAGATGTTATGTTCATCGACTTGTGGCAACGGCATTCGTTGACAATCCTAATAGTTTTCTTGAAATAAACCATAAAGATATGAATCCTGGAAACAATAGAGCATCTAATCTTGAATGGTGCTCAAGAAAATATAATGTCAATTATGGAGATCACAATGTTAAATTGTCGCATACCAAAGGAGAGCCTTTTAAAGCTATTAATTGTTTAACTCACGAGAGCAGCCTGTTTTACTCAAAAGATACGGCCGCTTCAGAATTGCATATTGGTAGAGACAAAATAGTTAAAGGCTTGAAAGAAGGAAAAATAAGCTACTTTTTTAAAGGACAAAAATTTAGTTGGTATTTTGAAAGGTTGCAGCCGAAATAAAACAATAAAAATCCCCCCCGCCTTGTTTTAAACAGGAGAGAGCCGCACATAACCCTCATTTTGTGACGCAAACGTTTTTTTAAACTTTTTAGGTAGGGGGGGTCACCCAATAATGAAAGGAGACAGAGAAAATGAAAAAAACGGATAAAGACGTCAACAACGGTCAATTAACGCGCACACCGCCAGCTTACTTAGGACGGCAAGCTAAGGTCGTTTGGCGTCGATTAGTGCCTTTTTTAGAGGATAACACCCCAGTTAAACGCATTGATAGCGGACTTGTGGAACAATATGCTTCTCAATATGAGATTTACCGCAATGCGTATAAGCACATTCGAAAGAACGGTGAAGTCCAAGCAATCTATAAGACGTTGCAAGACCAGACTGGTAAAAAAATCGGTCAGGACTTTACAGGTTATAAGCGTAATCCTATGACTCAAATCTATGATTCAGCCGTTAAAAATCTAACGAAGTTAGGCGCTGAGTTGGGACTATCTCCTAAGTCGCGTAGCGATTTGCTCAAGTTAAACTTAGATGACCACAAAGACGAGCGAAGCATTAGTGACCGCATGAAAGAATTTCTAGGAGAATAAAAAAGACTACTTGTGAAAGGGGGTGATCTTATGAATATTGACCTTACTCAATCCCATGATGTGTTAGGAGCATACCGTGGGCTTGATGTAAAAAGTATTCGTGACGAATACACAGACGCAGGGACACAATATGCTTTTGATGTTTTAGATCAGAAGGCAACTACTGGCTATCTGATTAAGTTAGCTGCTTTTCGCCATATCCGAGACTTGCAACGGCAAGGTAGCGTTGAATTTCCCTTTACTTATTCGGTTAAGAAAGTAGACCAAGTGCTTAAATTTGCCGCTATCTGTCCAAATGTCGATACCGGCGAGCCAACTAAACTGATGCCGTGGCAGAAATTCATTATGGCTATGCTGATTGGTTGGCGGAATGATGACGGCGGCAAACGTTTCTCACGAGCCATTGTTTCAGTTGCTCGTGGTGCTGGAAAAACCTACCTTATGGCGATTCTTACAGCTTATAGTTTCTTAATTGAATCTCTAGGATTATCAAACCAAGATTATTTGGTATCATCTATTAATTACAAGCAGACGAGTAAGATTCTGGGGTACATTAAGTCGATGTTAGCCAAGATTGCAACCATTGAGCCGTTTAAAACGCTAATGCATGATAGTGGATTAGATACACGGACACTTTCCTCGCAGGCCGATCAAGTCACGATGAGTAAGACTAATAACAAGTTACGGGCGATTAGTCATGAAGCTGGACAATATGACTCTTTTCACTTTACAACGGCTATTTTTGATGAAATTGGCGAAGTAAAAACACGGCAAAAGATTTCTAAAATCGTTTCAGGCCAAGTTAAGGTGCGTAATAAGCAATTTGTTCAGATTTCAACAGCTTATCCCGATCCAACCGTGCCATTCCATGATGATGAACGTATGATTCAACAAGCCATGGAACAGGATTACTTGCGTGATGCTGATACTTACTTAGGCCTGATTTGGGCCCAAGACAGTTTAGACGAGACGTTTAAGCCTGAAACTTGGGTAAAAAGCAATCCCTTACTTGATCTGCCAAGCCAGTATGAAGTCTTAATGAACGGGCTGACAGATAAGCGTGATTCTGACGCGTTGTCAGGCACAATTAATGATTTTCAGAACAAGAACCTTAACCTTTGGCTAGAGCAATCAGTGGACAGCTTTTTAAAACTTCCTGATGTTGAAAAAGCCATTGTTCCATCGTTTAGTTTTGATGAGCGTCAAGTCTACATTGGCTTTGACTACTCAATGTTTAGCGATAATACCGCTTTGGCATTTGTGTTTCCCTATCAGGATGCTAAGGGCAAGCCACGTTGGTTTATTTATCAGCATAGTTTTATCCCGTGGCAAAAGGCCGGATCGATTGAAGCTAAAGAGAAGCAAGATGGCATTAATTATCGCAATTTAGCTCAAAAAGGTTTCTGTACGATCAGTAGTCACCCGCAGGGACTGATTAATGACGAACAAGTCTATCAATGGCTGCTCAATTTTGTAGAGCGTCACCGATTAGAAGTAGTCTTTTTTGGCTATGACGCCTGGGGAGCCACACCAGCTATTAAACAGCTGGAACTTAATTCTGGCTGGCCGTTAGAAGCTATTCGTCAAAGAACCAGTGAGCTTAAAGACCCTACCAAGTTCTTACAAAAGATGTTTGTTGAGGGATCGGTTGATCGATTAGATGACCGGATTATGGAAAAGGCACTACTGAATGCAGAAATCTATGAAGATAAGATTGGCATTCAGGTCGATAAGGCTAAAGCCACGTTAAAAATTGATGTGGTTGATGCGCTGATTGATGCCTTATTCCAAGCCATGTATCACTTTGAAGACTTTTCAGACGTGAACAATCCTGATAAGCAAGTGGAACGTATGACTAAGGAACAGGTCTTAGCATGGTTTAAGAATCCAGAGTCGGGGCTGTTAGGAGATGACATTGATGATTTTTAAACGCTTTTTTGCCATGATTTGGCACTATTTCGACTTTCTATGCTTCGTAAGCGCCCTGATTGTGGCGGATTACGGGGCATTTTTATTTGGCAAGCCTTGGGGTGTCATGGCAGTAGCGGTGACACTTTTTGTAATTGGCTGGCTGTCAGAAGTGATTAACACGTCCCAGAATAAAGGAGGTGATTAAAAATGCCAGTTTTCAGACCACCTGAGATTAAGAACCAAGTACAAAGTGTGCCCGTTGAAGATGACGATATTGTTAATTTCTTAACCCCCAATGGTCAACGTGACTATGTTAGCGCGACGGATGCTTTGAAAAATTCTGATATTTATTCGGTAGTCAGTCAATTATCTGGCGATCTAGCAACGGTACAACTTAGTGCTAACATGCCACGAGCGCAAGGCATCCTGAACAATCCCAGTAGTACCGCCAATGGTCATGCGTTCTGGCAATCAATGTTTGCCCAGCTACTACTAGGCGGCGAATGTTTTGCTTACCGATGGCGCAATAGCAACGGGTTAGATATTCGTTGGGAATACTTGCGACCCAGTCAAGTTGAAACGTACTTGCTGGAAGATGGAAGCGGCTTAACTTATACCGTAACGTTTGATGAAACCCAATTGGGTGTACGGCAATACGTACCACAGGGCGACATGATTCATATTCGGTTAACTGGTATTAACGGCGGTCAAACAGGTATTAGCCCCTTAGAAGCGCTAACTAGTGAGCTACAGATTAAGGACGCTTCCAATGACTTAACCTTAGCTGCTTTAGCGCGTTCGATAAGCGCGCCTGGTGTGCTATCTATTCAGCATGGCGGCCTGTTGAGTGAAAAAATGAAAGCTAGTCGATCACGTAACTTTATGAGGCAGGTCAATAAGTCAAATGGCGGCCCAGTTGTAATTGATGAGCTGGAAGAATATAAGCCACTCGAGATGAAGGCTGATGTAACTAAGCTTCTAAGCCAGACTGATTGGACCAGCAAGCAGATTGCAAAGGTATTCGGTATTCCTGATAGTTATTTAAACGGTCAAGGTGATCAGCAAAGCAACATTGACCAGATTAAAGGCATGTACGCCAATGCGCTAAACCGTTATATGCAATGTATTGTATCGGAGCTAGACAACAAGCTGAACGCGACTATCACCGCCAATTTACGGCCGGCAATTGATCCATTAGGCGATGCTTTTGCTACGACACTATCTGGATTAGCTAAGGACGGCACAATTGCTAATAATCAAGCGACATGGGTACTGCAACAATTGGGATACTTCCCTGCAGATATGCCAGAAGCTATTCAATCAGTGGAAGGAGGTGACAACAACGAAGAAGGTAATGATTAAAGGTGACGTGGTCGACAATGAAACAGCGGCATTCTATCAATTTTTCGGTATGCCAGCGGTATCACCAGCCGGCGTGTCTGATGTGTTAGATAGCGCAGGGCCTAATGATGATGTAGAAGTTGACATTGCGTCTAACGGTGGCGATGTGTTCGCTGCTAGTGAAATTTACACGATGTTAAAAAATTATCAGGGAAATGTCATGGTTAATGTGCAAGGATTAGCAGCTAGCGCTGCGAGCGTGATCGCTATGGCTGGGGACAAAGTCTCCATCTCACCAACGGCACAAATTATGATTCATAAGGCATGGTCAGGTGTCCAAGGAAACGCGGATGACCTGTCGCATGAGTCGAATGTGTTAGATAGCATTGATCAGTCTATCGTTGCAGCCTATGTTGCTAAGACTGGCATGGCCGCGGAGGATGTGTTGCAATTAATGGCAAACGAGACTTGGATGACGGCACAAGATGCAGTGGATAAAGGCTTTGCTGACGAGATTATGTTTGTCGATGATAAGCAACCTCAATTTACCAACTCAGTTTCAGAGATTCCTTCCAAAGCGGCAATCAACAAATTTATGAACCTGATTTCCAAGTCACAACCCAAACCTACACAACCTAAAGAAAGCCAACCTGCTAATGCACTTATGCAAAGCAAGTTGGCTATTTTGATGGGTAAAAATAAAGAGGAGGCCAACTAATGGCTACGAATATTAATGACTTAAACGATGCCTGGATTGCCCAAGGGCAAAAGGTATCGGATTTGAATGACAAGCTTAATGCTGCCGTTTTAGATGATAAATTTAACCAAGAAGAATTCAAAAACATGACTGCAGAACGGGATAACGCGGTTGCTCGTCGTGACGCCTTACACACACAACTTGAAGAAGAACGTAAGGCGCAAGAAATTGCCAATATGGATGATAAGAATAAGACCCCACTTGATGATGACGAAGAAGACATCAAAGCCAAGTTCATTAAGAACTTCCAAGGCATGATTAAAGGTGACCCTAAAGTTATGAACTTGGTAACTTCTTCTACCGACGAAGCTGGAAACGCAATTGGTTTGACTATCCCTCAAGACATTCAAACGGCCATTAACACATTGGTTCGCCAATATGACAACCTTCAACAATATGTTAATCGGGAAGCTGTTAGCACCCAGACGGGATCACGAGTTTTTGAAAAATGGTCAGATGTCACTCCATTAATTGATTTAGATGATGAAACAGCCACCATTGGTGATAATGATGATCCAAAGCTTACTTTGATTAAGTATGTAATTCATCGTTATGGTGGAATTACGACGGCAACAAATTCATTATTGAAAGATACTGCGGACAACCTTATGGCATGGCTTACCCAATGGATTGCTAAAAAGGTTGTTGTTAGTCGTAACACTAAGATTATTGAAGCCATGAATAATGCGCCAAAGAAGCCAACCTTAGCTAAGTTTGATGACATCATTGATATGATCAACACGGCTGTTGACCCAGCAATTAAGGCAACATCGTTCTTGTTGACGAACACGTCAGGATACAATGAGTTATGCAAGGTTAAGGACGCTATGGGAAATTACCTATTGCAACCAGATCCAACCCAGCCGGACCGCATGATTGTCCGCGGTAAGCGAGTGGTTATGATTGCTGACAAGTGGTTGCCAAATAATGGGACGACAGCGGCACCAGTTTATCCATTGTATTATGGCGACTTATCACAAGCGGTTACTTTATTTGACCGAGAAAATGCGTCATTGTTAACTACTAATATCGGAGCTGGCGCCTTCGAAAAGGATCAAACTAAGATTCGTGTGATTGATCGTTTTGATGTTGAAGCTACTGATACGGAAGCCTTTGTTGCAGGTTCGTTCAGTAAAATTGCTGACCAACCAGCGAACTTTGCAGCAGGTTCTACAACCACACCTGGTAAGTAATAATTAGTAAGGAGGTGGTTAAATGCCAACACTAGATGACCTCAAACTATCGCTACGCCTAGATGGTGATGACGATGATCAACTTCTGACCGGATATTTAAATACGGCAAAAAGCTATATCACACAAGCAGTTGGCACGGAATCAGACAGCTTCTATGATGATGCCAGCGTGGTTGATTTGTTTAACACTGCTGTGCTGGCATTAGCCTCAGCCTATTATAACTACCGCAGCTCTTTGATTCCGACCACAGCAATTAGTATTAATCTACCGGTTGATTCAATCATTGGGCAACTGAGAGGGCTCTATGATCTTAAAATGGAGGCGAACACTGATGGCCAAAGCAATTAATCCTTCGCGAATGACTTTCCGTATCTCCTTTGGTCATGATGCCGATACTGGCGAGATTAACCCGAATACTGGCACGCCAATTCAACAATTTTCGCCAGATTTCAGCTGTTGGGCGGGCCAATGGTCACTGAACGTGCAACAGCAATTAACCATAGCTGGAGCTGGGATCATCAATGCGGTGGTCTTTTTTATTCGGCATAATTCAGCCGTTAACGAGACGTTGCAAGTTCAGCGCGGATCTGATCTGTACAAGATTGACAGTATTGCGGCGGATGACGGCTTACAAAATGAAGGCTTTGATTTAATCACGTGCCATCGAGTGGTGACTAAGCATGGCTAGTCACATTAGCAATGAGACATCTTTTGACCAATTGCTAGACGATCTTGCGGATGGGTTTGGGCGTGAAGAACGGTTTCAAGCCAACAAAGCTGGGGCAAAAAAATTCGCCCAAATTATGAAGCCCAAAGTTCCTTATCGATTTAATTTGCGTAAGGGAGAAACAGCTCATCTGCGCGATTCCCTGATTAATGTGGAACATGCGAATGGGTCGGTCGATGTTGGTTTTACTAAGAAAAGCATGAAGGGTTACGTGGCTAGAATCATCAATGATGGTTGGATTCCGAAGCCACCAGGCGGCCGTGCTAAGCAATCAAATTATGATCCTGTAGCAGGAAAGCATTTTTGGGAAGCAACGCAACGTGAAGCTAAAGGAGAAGTTGGCAAGGCTGTAGCTGATTCGTTAAAAGCAACGATGGATAAGAAGGTGCATAGCCAGTGACGTTAGCCAGTGAGATTCGTCAGGTAATTGTTAACTCTATTGAAAAGTTGCCAAACGTTAGTAGTGACCAGATTCATACATTCGGAATTAAAGCCAATGATTGGACGGACGATAAGCCCGTCTTTTTAATTACAGAAATCTCAAACAATGAGTCTGGATATGGTGACAATGAGGCTACCTATCTACAGCAGCAAGCTCAGATTCAAATTTACTATCCGAAAGATTATGTCGGTGATATGGACGACTTAGAAAATCAGTTAAAACAAGTAATGCGTTCAGATCGTTATTACTGTTTTAGCGATAATGGTCATATTTTGACCCCAGATGATGGTCAATTGATGGCAACTTTAAAATTCAATCACAAAAAATAAAGGAGAGATATTTAACATGGCAAAAGCAAAAGACGGCGGGTATGTAGGTGTTTCCTATGCTCGCTTTGCATTATTAGATGCTACGACTGGCAAAGCGTTAACTTCTGGGATTCCAGGTGCTGATGCTAATGGAATTTACAAGGTTACGACGTCTACAGATGGTGGTGTTGCTAGTGCGGCCCTATCCGGGCTGGCACCTTCTGTTACCCGCATTTGGGGGAACAACTCTGTTGCCGATATTTCAGTCGGTAAGGCTCAACCAAGTGTTGCATTGACAATTAACTTCTTGGCTCATGATGTGCTGGCAGCTATTTTGGGACGGGAATCTGATGGCAAAGGTGGTTACGATCTTGAAGGTCACCCAGTCGATGTAGCGGTAGAAATCGTTTCAGAAACAGTTGCTGGTGGTGGTATTCACTTCGGATTCTACGACGGATACGTCACCGCTGGTGATTTATCACTAGGGACTAACAGCGAAAACCAAACACGAGTCAACGACGCACTGACTTATACACCATTTGCCAATGATGACAATCATGTCGGCAAGATTTACTACGATGGTGAGACTGGGTTTAATCAAAGCATCATTGATCAAGAAATCTTTGGTGTAACACCAGCGAGTAGCCCAACCAACGGTTAATTCAGTTAGCACGGATTCAAGCCATGTAACTGTTAATGCTAAGTAACTAAATAGTAGTCGCCTGAGAAAGCTAACAATACCGAATGGGGCGGCTTTTTTATTATGAAAGGAAATACTTATGATTGAATACATTGAATTTTCAGCGCCTGAAATCGGCCTAAACGAAGCAAAAAAAATTAAGCCTAGCAATCGTAATATGCGCAAGATTTGGAATTTACAATTAATTCAAGCCAAAGCGTTTTCAAGCGAAGATAAAGAGCTACAAACGTTTGATGATTTGCAAAAAGAACATGATCAAGCAATCGAGTTATTAGATAAGACAGAAGAATTTTTGACAACCACTTTAGGCCTTAACAAAAAGCAACAAGATCGATTAGAAGATTTAACCAATGATGAAATTGGCGAGCTTTCAGGTCGTTTGCAATATGCTTTGTCGGACATTAACCCGAATGCCGAAGATACAGACAAGGAGGACGAACCGGACCCAAAATCAGACAGCGAAAACGCATCCGAGAGTTAGAAAATCAAATCGAAGACTTTGATTACTATGCGCAGCAACTGATGGTCAATAAGGGCATGTCTCCTGATGAGTTTGACGATGCTAATTTTCACCGGATGCAAGAAATTCTCCAAGCTCGTGATCCTGACGAACGGCCAGAAGACCCAATGGAAATGCTTAAACGGTTAGGAATTACCCCAGGAAACATGTAAGAAAGGAGGAACAAAAATGGAAGAGATTCAAGGCTATAAGTTTGGCATCGATCTTGATGACGGTGGTATGACACGCTCTTTAAAGGAGCTACGTAATGAAGCCAAGCTGTTAAAGACGGCTATGAAGTCTAACTTTACTGAGATAAAGTCCGGCGGTGACGCCATGAAGGCTTATGCCAGTAAAGTAGTTGACGCCAAGCGAGCCATCTCCGGCCAAGAGGCCGTTATTAAAAAACTGCGAGAACAGCAAAAAGGTCTGGACATGGACACCGAAAAGGGGCGTTCGGCCTATGTGCGATATGAGAATCAGATTAAGCGAGCAAAAACTGAGATTAGCAATTTGTCGGCGCAACAGGAACGCGCTAAGAAATCTGCTGAACTTTTTAAATCTGGTGTTCTTGACGTTCAGCGTAGTACCCAATTGGCAACGCAAGCCAGCAAAGCATTTGTAGAACGACTACAGGCCGAAGGGCGTACGGCTGACGCAGTTACCGCTAAGCATAAGGGACTACAAGAATCTTATTCTGGCATGAACAAACAGCTGGCTATCGAAAAGCAGCGGCTTAATCAGGTGGCGGAAGCTAGCGGAAAAAGCTCTGATGAGTACCGCAAGCAGTCCATTCGGGTCAATGAACTAGGCACTAAGCTGGCTCACACTAAGACGGAGCTAGCAGACGTTCGCAAAGAGGATAATAGACTTCATCCGACAGGAATTAACCGGTTGATTGCTGCTACTGATCGTGCTAACCATAAGACAGAAAAAGCTGACCATTTGTTTGGCAAGATATTCGGAGCACACTTATTGGCTAGCGGTGTCATTAACGCATGGCAATCATTGACTAATCATATTAGTGATGCCATTAAAGCGGGTGCTGATTACGAAAAAGAACAGCAAAAAATGCAGGCCACTTGGCTAACCTTGACGGGGACAGCAAAAAAATCTGATTCGATGGTTAAAACAATTAATGAATTGTCAGTCAAGACAGGTCAGGCCGTGGACGTTGTTAATGAGTTAGAACAAGGGTTCTATCATTTGCATTCCAGCAAAAAAGAATCTGATGAGCTAACTAAATCGATGTTAAACATGTCTGATGCCGTTGGATTGAACAGTCAGCAAATTCAAGCAGTTACACAAGACATGGTCAACGGTTTATCCCGTGGTAAGGCTAATGCCGGTATGCTTAACCAAATTAGCCAATATTTCCCGATGTTCCGGGAACAATTGGCAAAGTATGAAACACAAGTTCATCACGGAAAGAAAGTCACTGTAGCAGATTTAGCTGCCATGGCAAAGTCCGGTAAAATTTCAGCTAATGATATTGAAAAAACATTCAATCAATTAGGATCTGGAAAGTATGATAAAGCTGCGGACAATATGCTTAAAACGATGGTGGGCATGGAACGAACTATCAAAGCACGTGTGCCCGCGTTATTAGGTGATATGGAGAAACCAATTATGACGGCTAAGAATCCGTTATATGCGGCGGTGGCTAAATGGGTTTCTGATCCGCGAACGGACAAAGAATTCACTAAAGTGGGGCGGTCTGCTAGCCAAGGAATCAACACGATTACAAAGGCATTTGCACAAGCGTTCGGTATTAAATCAGCCCCGCAAGCTATGAATCGTGCGATGAACTCATTGGCTAAGGGAGTTACTGATGCCTCGAAGTCAATTGCCAGAAATGCTCCTGAAATCAAAGATTTATTGGTAACTCTTAAGAGTTTAGGCGGAATTGGTTTTAAGACGCTGATTGATTCGTTAAAAATTGCCAATTTCCTATTGAAGCCATTTGTTAAGCTGATCGGTGGTAATGCCGACACGTTCGCTAAATTTGCCGCAACTTGGTTTGTTGCTAGTAAGGGGCTTAAGGCTTTCAACAAAGGGCTGAGGACCGTTCAAGGCTTTAAGGATATTTTTGGCAAAGCTGCTGAAATATTTGGCTTAAAAAAGGAAAAAGCGGCTATTGATGAAGAAACAGCCGCCCTTAATCGTAATAGTCGAGCCCGCCAAGAAAATGCTGATACAAGCATTGGCGGAAGCACTGGCAGTGGTAAAGTGTCCAAAGCTGAGAACGCTATTGAAGACGTGACAGAATCAGCAGGCGGAGACGTTGGCAAGGAAGCAAAGGAACTTACTCGTGTTGAAAAATATGGCTCAAAGACTAAGGGCCTTAGTCGCTTAACTTCTAAACTACATGGATTCGGTGAGCTTGGGAACGTTACTAAAGCCGGTAAAGTGCTTGCTGGATCAGTTGGCCTATTTGATGTTTTAAATGCCGGAACCGATTTAATTGGCACTACTAAGAAAACTGCTGGGTCACATGTTGGTGCAGCCGGTGGATCACTTGGTGGCACGGCCGCTGGTGCAGCTATTGGGACAATGATTGCTCCCGGAATTGGTACGGCCATTGGCGCTGGACTTGGTGGTCTTGCTGGTGAAGGAATCGGTCGCAAGTTAGGTAAAGCTATTCAAAAAGGGTTATCATTCCAGAAAATCCATGCTCCTAAGCTATCTGATGGTTCTGCTTTTGACAAACTAACTAAGACTGCAAAAAGCCATTACAAAGGATTAGTTGACCAAGATACCAAGGACCTTAAGCTGCTGTATAAGAATGGGGACATTACAAAATCCGAATATCAGAAGCGTCTTGCTATTATTCAAAAAAATGAGTCCAAAATGACTCGCCTATCTTCAATGTCTGAAAAAGATCGTAATTCCATTTCAAAGTATTATGCACAGTCACGTCAATCACTTACCGAAAAGTGGAATCGTAAGATTCTAGCCGATCAGAAAAAATATGGTAAAAACTCTAAGGAAGTTACTCAAGATGAAGTAGCAAAAAAGAAAGCTTTGCAAAAACAGGAACTTAAATTTGCCACTTCCGTGACCGCGAAAGAAGCACGTCTGCACACCACACTTAACGGGAAAATTAAGCTGGCTGCTAGCAAGCAAGAATCTATTATCAAAAAGCTTACTAAGGAAAAAGGCAAGCTGTCTAAAAAACAACTAGAACAGGCCGTGATTGATTCCAATAAGGAATGCAAGACGGTTTCGTCTAATGCAAATAGTCAGTATAAGACGGCTGTTAGAGCCGCTTATAAGAAGTATGCCGAAACCGTTAAGGCTGCCAAAGATGAGTACAAGGGTAATTCTAGCTACGCCAAGAAACAACGGGCGGCAATTGAGAAACATGCACACGCTCAACGTGACCATGCCATTGCAGCTGCGGAGAAGCAACGCCACGATACCGTTAAAAAAGCTGATGATCAGTATAATAAAACAGTTTATTATGCGCATAAGCAAAATAAAGGTGTTACTAAGCAATCGGCCAATCAATATCAAAATACCAAAGAAAATAATAGCAAAACGAAAGACAATTATTATTCAACTTGGCATGGTATCTGGAAGACTGTTGGCAACTGGGTTGGAAAGCTAATTGGTGGGCTAAACAAAGGTGCTGTTAAGGGACAGAACCAAGTGTTCAAACAATATGGCGGTACTAACACCCTATCCCCCATTACGGCTTCGTATTATGCAACTGGTACGGGCGTATTGAGTGGCCTACGCCGTGCAATCACTAAGCCTACGCTAGCTGTTCTCAATGATGGGCATGACTCACCAGAAACTGGTAACCAGGAGGCCGTTTTGCACCCCAATGGAGATGCAGAACTAATTCACGGGAGTAACACCATGAAGGTTCTAGAACCCGGTGCAGAAGTTCTCAACGCGTCTGAAACTAAGCTGATGAGTCAGCTGGGATTAATGCACTTTGCGTCTGGAACGGGATTCCTTAGTGGCCTGTTTAAGTCAGTAGGCAAGGTTGGTAGCTTCTTTAAAAATGCGTTTGGTTCCTTGAAAGACAAACTAAAAGCCATTACAGGTTTTACCAGTAATGCTACTAAGAGTTTCAATTCAACCTTTAACCCAGACTTTAGCGGTCTAAAAGGTGGTGTTGCAAAGGGATATGCGCACATTGCCAATCATAAGATCAAGAATCAAGGCCAGAAATGGTGGTCTGCTGCATGGAATGTGATTAACGGTGCAGCTAACGCTAGTGGCGGTGGTGGTCCTGTAGCGCACACGCCTGGTGCTGGGTGGCATATCACATCCGGATTCGGATACCGAGGTGCTACTAGTAGCGGCATGTCTATTCATGATGGTGTCGATTTCTCTGGCGGTAAAGTTGTTCATGCGTTAGAAGATGCTGTGGTTACAGAAGCAGGGCCGGGACGTTGGTTAGGCAATAATGGTGTCGGTGAAGTTATCGGTACTAAGGGCGGACGCTTGCGTCTGATTTATCAAGAACTCAATGGCAAGAATGCTCATGGTGCTGACTTGCTTGTGCATGTAGGAGACCACGTAAAGCGTGGACAAGCCATCGCTAAGCTAGGCCCTAATGGAACTCACGTGCATATTGGAGCAACTACAGAAGGACTATGGGATCATGGTGGTTCGTCAACTAAAGGTTGGTTGGATGTCACTAAACTTCACGGTAGTTATGGTAACAAGGCAGCAAAAAAGATCACCAGTGGGCTTACCAAGTTTGTCACGAAGCAACTCAAAGGTTCCGGTGTTCTGTCTTGGGTTAAGAAATTTCTTGCTCCACTTGAAGCTGAACTTGATGGAGATATTGGAAATACTGGGTTATCTGGTGATGTAGCGCATCGAGCAAAAGAATTAGCCGCAGCAATTAAGAAAATCGACCCAGGGGCAACTAAAGCAGGTATTGCAGCCGTTTTAGGTAACTGGGAATTTGAATCAGGATTAAATCCTAGTTCAGTTAACCCAAGGGGTGGTGCTACTGGTTTAGGACAATGGCTTGGTGGACGTTTGAGTGCATTGAAATCTTATGCAGCAAGACATCACATGAGTTATAAAAATGCTGGAGCACAATTGGACTTTGCCTTTCATGGGGATGGTTCAGATAGTTCGATTTTGAGGAGTGTTATCAATGGCCATGGATCAGTTGCTTCATTAGCCAATAAGTTTTCTCGTGAATGGGAACGTGGTGGCTATAATGGTGAACATGTTTCTCATGCCGAAACTATTGCTAAATATTTGGGCTATGCCAATGGTGGATTAAGCCAAAAAGAAAAGTTGGCCCATATTTCCGAGGGAAACATGCCGGAGATGGTCATTCCACTGTCTAAGCTAAAGTCTTCAAGAGGCTATGAGCTTTTGGGTAAAACGGCGGCTATTATGGCTAAGCGAGATCACTTAGAGGCCCAATCCAGTAACGACAACAAGAACTCAGACAAGTTGATGGATAAGTTAGATCAAGTCATTGGACTTATGCAAAGCTTGCTTGTTGGTCAACAGAATCCAGTACCCGCTGTTGTATCTGACAATGCTATTTATAACGGATACAACCGCATGAGCACAAAAACAAAGTTAAGTAAAAATCTAGGAAGGGGATATGTAAATGGTATTCAGTAGGACAGCCATGGTAGATACATTTGATTATGCGTTTTCTGAAGACGGTTCGGATGGGTTTAACAGTTTCAAAGACTTAGAAATTCTAGTTAACCACGTTTCGAAGCCAATTGCTCCCACCATCACTGAATCCTTTCAAGACGTCCCTGGTAGATATGGGGGCGTTTTTTTAGGGAATTCATACGGAGAAAAAGAGATTGATATTCCAATTACAATCATGGCTAGCAGCCGTGATGAGTACAACCGTAAAATGGACAACCTATCTAAATCCCTCATTAATACCCATGATGACGCCGATACTCAGTACCCGTTACGGTTCAATGACCAGCCAGAGGTAGTCTATTACGGTCACTTTACCGCCATTCCTACCCCAACCTTTATCAACGATGGGGTTCAGGACTGTACCACTACGTTAACGTTCATGTTGGCTGACCCACGGGGGTTTCTACCTCAACGGGATATTAAGATTACCAGTAACGAGCAGATTATCAGCCCCGCTGGTAATACTGCTGTTCAACCCATTATTCATATCATTCCAAAAACTGACCTGTACTATTTTGGTTACACGTTAGGGGATAAATATGTAGCGGTTGGGTATCACGTTGATGATGGTTCAACGGTTACTGATTCTAATGGTCATATCACTAGCTTAACGCCTCATCAAGAATTGCAGGTACACGATCCATGCAACTCGATGAGTACGTGGTTTCAAGCCGGTCAGGATACCCAAGAAATTAAGGTATACCGTGGGGAAAATGATGGTAAAGCAACTGCTACAGCAACGGCTTTAATGGTTGCTAAGGATAGTAAGGGCCATTACAACTGGGGTACAGTCGGCAAGCACAAGGACTTCTACGGTCCCGTTATTATCCACCAAGGTATTCCCAAGATTAGTAATTATTGGAAAGTGTCCATGAGATTCCACCATATCAAGCGGATGGCTAATGAACGGGCCATGGGTAAGGTTGAAGGTTATCTACTGGATTCCAATGGCAATGTATGTGGACGAATGGGTATTACCGATTATGCAACAGGTCGGTATCCCAGAGGATATGTCCAACTGGGAAGTTCCTTCAATGCCACCAAGGATAAGGGTAATTACCTCACCCTTCTATATAACGAGGGTGGACGTAAGAATAATGGACCGACTGAGCACGTTAAAGTCCAGTTAACTAAGACAGTAAAAGGTAAATCAACTTCTAAGAGTAAAGCTAAAGCAAAATCTGCCCGAATGTATCAAGCAACCATTCAACGGGAAGCCTTCAAGTTAGCGGCTAAGAAAACTTCTAGCAAGAAGAAAAAGAAGAAGTCTACCAAAAAGAAAGTAACTAAGAAAAAATCCGGTGGTAAGAAGAAGTCTACCAAAGCTTCTAAACCAACTGTTAAGACTAAGTCAAAAACTATTAAGACTTATGTGACTGAAATTAGTTACATGAACAAGGACGCTTATTCTAACTTTTTCGGTGAGTTCTCTTTGGAACGCCAGAAGAAGACGATTGGTGGAAAAGTCTATGACAACTGGGTGGCTGAAATTAACGAATATAATCCCAAGACTGGGGTAGCATACTCGATTAATACAGCCAACACGGTCCACATTCATACCGAGAAATTAGATAAGTCAGGTAAGTTTGGCTTTGCACTGGCTAACGTAGCGGCCACATTCATGAAGCACGATATCAAGGAAGACTTAGTTAAGCCAGCCGTTGGTTATTATACGGATTTTGAGACCTTGACAGACCTCAAAATATATACCTCAGATGGATCAGATGACCCTGATGATATTCCTCATGTAATCGCTCATGCCGGCGAAGAAATTATCATAGATTCCGCTGATAACACGGTCACCGTGGCTGGAAGGAACGTTGATAAGTATGTGTCATGGCTTTCTACCTTCCCTTCTATTGAAGGAGACGTTAGCCAAGAGATGCACTTCACACCGGACCCAGTAAACGCAGATATAACGCTTGAATATAAGCCAGCAATCAAATAGAAAGGAGCTAAGATGTGTGTACGTCATTCTTGATAAGAACCTCAAACGGGTCGCCACCTTAGATACGACCAGTGATACCAATATCTTCTGGGGTGAAACTATTCAGCAACAGCTTGCTGATGATAACAGCTCAAACGACAGTATTACCGAAGCTAGTCTAGCCAATACCTCTGACCCCAACGCCAATTCTAAGAGTTGGAATGATACTTTCACTGGGCTAACGATGACAGCGGATAGTCCAGCGGCTCAATACTTGCGAGTAGGCAATCACTTAGCGGCTTATGACCAAGCTAATGATCGCTGGCGGGTATACCGGATATATACCGTTGATGAAACGATGGATACCACTTCTGGCACTAACCTTGTTTCAGCTGATGCCATTAACCTCTTAATATGGCGACTCGGTAAGACAATCCCAACCAAAAAAGAGATTAAAGAGTGTTCCTTACCCGCCGCTATGAACTGGATTCTTGCTGGTACTGGGATAACACTGGTTGATAATGCGACTTCTGGACTACTTTCAGATTTTTCCATTGATGGTGAGAGTTCTTCTCAAACTTTGCTTCAAACAATCCTGACTACTTATGATTGTGAAGCTGATGGATACGTTAAGTTAGATAGTTCTGGAATTGTGGTTGATACCATTCTGGAATTATCCGACCAACGGGGACAGAATACTGGCCGAAGAATCACTTATGGTGACAACATGCTTAGTATTAAGCGAGAGACAGTTGACACCACCTTGATTACCAAGTTGTACGTCTATGGCTCCGGTGGAGCTTCAATCAGTACAGCCAAAGGTAACGGCGGTCGTAACTTTGTCACTGATGCCTCTGCTAATAGCCGGTACAACAATGATGCCAACACCTGGCTGGAGGGTAGTATTACCAGTTCAACTGTCAGTGAACCCGATGCCTTACTATCGCTGGGATTGAAGACGTTACGACTGTATAACCACCCTCGGGTCAATTATTCCGTTGATGTAACCAGCGATTTTGATGCCCAACTAGGTGACACCATTAAGGTAATCGACCTGACTATGTCCCCAGTATTAACTCTTCAAGCCAGAGTAATCCAACGGACAACTAGTGAGAGTGACCCGACTCAAAATAAGGTAGTCATCGGGGAATTTTCAACGGTTACAGTCGTTACTCCAAACTTTATTAAAAACATGGAACAGCGATGGAACGACCACGTAAAAAAGCTGTTTGAAGACGCTAAAAAGAACCAAAATGCTGCTAGTATCAGCTTAATTACCCCACTGGGACAATCATGGACGAATACTGATACCAGTAAAAGGGTAATCGCAAGGTTATTCATTGAAGGGGAAAATGTTACCTCCTTCTTATCAGCGGCGGCTTTCAACTGGGAGTATATTCAACAAGATGGTACCCATAATCTAACTTGGGAGAGTCAGCATTCAAAAGACGGTTATGAAGTCACCATTACCCCACCATTTGTTGGTAGCTTAGTGGTATCAATTGATGACGCATTCGTTAAAGATGAATCAGAAATGTGGATAGATACTGGAGCCAACGCTGACGGTACCTTCAAAAAGTTGTGGGAGACCACTGATGGTAACCCTGATGAGTTCGGTAATAATCACGTTGGGGCATTGCAATTTTCTTACAAAATGAGTAATGGCGAGATACTTGCCAGCTATGCGTACAAGGGAAAGCAAAATCAGTCCAATCTAAGCGATTGCCAATACCTACATTGGAGTGCTGATGGCAAGTTAATTGATTCCATGATCGTTCAAGGAGGTCAACATGGCTCTTCCTTCGGCTACGATGAAACCAACAATCTTATCTACTCCCAGATTAAGGATTTGAGTGGTGGCAAGAATTGGTTAGCAACTTTTCCATACACCCCTCATGCCGTGATTACCAGTGGTTCCAGTACGGTAACTAAGTGGTGCGAGATGGAAACATATGTCCGGCCTAACGTTGATCTAACCAATGGATTATGGATTGGGAGTCAGATGGATGGAACCGTAGAAGTATGTAATATCTCGGATTTGAAAGCTGGTCATTATTTCCCAATTATTCGCTTCAAGTTGCAAGACTTCGGTTGGAATCCGGTACCAAGTGGGGTTACCAATAATGGCACATATAATACGATTCAAGCTAACTCAATTGATTATCCATATGCCTTCTTTACCACTGGGGACGTCAATAATAAGGATGACCGACTATTAATGTGTATCAATCTCATTACTCAGTCAGTCATTTTTAATTACCAGATAGAACCCAGTCAGGATATTCAGCTGACTGTACCAATTGAATATGGTGGTCACTTTGAGCCAGAAGGGATATACCCTGACTTAGCTCATGACCAGCTAATAATCGGATTCAATGTCAGCGAGTACCGAGACGCGGCTCATAATACCATGATTAGTCATTCTGGCTTATGGTCGATCCCAATTGGTATCCGCGATGATAGCAAGGACTTAGCCGTCACTTATCCAGCAGAAGATGAAGGGGAAAATACCGAGGTAGAAGAGCCAGTGGTAATCCCTGACAATTCTGACGATTCAGATAGTGCCAGTGATGATGATTCTGATTTTAATATTGATGACGGCGAGACTTATCAGGAGGTGGTTGAAGGATGATTATTGCAACGGGTTCAGTCGATATTAACGAGGCAACTAAGTTAGCCCAAGACGCTTCAGATAGCGCCGATGACTTAGCCGATAAGATGAAGAATACGGTAGCCACCATGGACGGGAAAACAACGGTCTCAACCAGCACACCATTCGATGATGGCAAGGAACATAACGAAGGTGATATGTGGACAGTTATTAACAATGATGTTGCCTCAGCTATGTATATCTATACTAACGGCCAATGGCAGGTTAAAAAGTGGGACCAGCAGGCACTAAGTGTTAATCAGTTGTCGGCACTAACAGCTGATTTAGGGCACGTTACCGCCGGAACACTTGATTCAGCCATTATCAACGGTGCTCAAATAACTGAAAACAGTGCTAACGGGACCATAACACTTGATAAGAATGGATTTTCAGCAGTAAGTGGTAGTAGCTACTTTAAGTTCATTGCGTCAGGTTCTAATCAATATACCGTTGCTAATGGTGGCATTAGAACCGATGATATTACAGCAAATACTGGAAACATTGGAGATACCTATATAAAAGGACAAACGTTTGCCGCATACCATGTTAACACGCATATTGGACAGCCAGAAACGTGGACTTATCTTTCTGAAAGTGTTAAATGTGGCGCTACTAATGGTGGAAATTCTGCAATATCTCCGACTAGTGGGATGGCTATATATTTCCACAATCAGTCAGGTAGCACAATTGATATACATGCCGGTGATGTTTATGCTGGTGGCTCAAAGTTGAAGTCCGCCTTATCTGCTAAACGAGATGTGACAGATTATTCCCCAGATGAAGCCTTATCAGCTGTCATGAACACGGATGTTAAAAAATGGAAGTACAAGAATTCCGATAACTCTGCTAATTCCCAACATATTGGACCGATTATTGATGACATTAATGAGGTTGGTAAAAAGTCTGCAAGTATTGACAATAACATGATTAGCACGGATGAAAATGGTAATTACTATCTGAACGAGTCCAATACCATTTCAATTTTATTGGCGGCTTTGAAGAAGTCCAACCAGCGGATAGATGAACTCAGCTACCGAATCGCACAATTAGAAAGGAAGAACATTCAATGATTACAAGTTTAGATGTCAAGCAGAACTCAGATAACACCACTCACGTTGTCTACACGGTTGTTTTTAGTGGTACCAATCACCAAGCCTATGGTAACTTCGATGCAACGGCTGATGAAGCTTCTACAGCCTTCTCTGGGTCAACCAAGGAAGATATGTGGGCTGGGTTTAAGCGATTGGTACTAACTCGATTGAAAACTGAAGCCATGAATGCCCTAGGAGGCGGTGCAAGTGAGTAAAGAACTGTACTTCACTGATGGTAACAATGAGGTTAAATACCTCGATACCACAGCCAGTTTCAACTTGGCGATTACCCAAGACGGTTCAGCCTTCGACTTAACTAATGCTAAATCAATTGATGTAAAGGTTGCCAACGATACCGGTTATGTATTCGACAAGTCGATTGATATGACTACTATCACGCAACCATTGGCCGGATTGATTACCATGCCGGTGGATGCTGAGGTCATGAACGCCCTAGTACCCGATGATTATACGATTGAAGTTTGGGTGACCTTATCCAGCCTAGTAACACCTGGTAGCCAAGAAGGATTAACTGATGGTGCAACCACAAGTACCACTACCTCATCAACTGATACGACCACTTACAACGCCATCTTTCCGAGCGATGATCCACAAGGATTCACCATTACCGATAATGTTATGAGTGACTCTGGTGATGTTATCCCGGTTATGAGTCTGGACGATTTTCAGCAGGAATTTGACCAGCTTAAGACTGACTTAACTAACAAAGTTTCCACATTGCAAGGTCCAAAAGGCGATACCGGACAAGGACTAGAGATTAAAGGCAAGGTTGACACTACTTCCCAACTTCCAGCAACGGCTAGCGAAGGAGATGGTTACTTAGTTGCCGAAGAACTGTATGTCTGGACAAATAACGCATGGAAAGATTGTGGACCATTACAAGGGCCTCAAGGTATTCAAGGAATTCAAGGTCCAAAAGGTGATAAAGGTGATATGGGTGCAACTGGACCTCAGGGTCCACAAGGTATTCAAGGGCCAAAAGGTGATAAAGGTGATACGGGTCCGCAAGGGCCAAAAGGTGATACGGGCGCAACGGGTGCTACTGGACCAATTGGCCCTCAAGGTCCTGTTGGCGCTGGGTTAGTTGTTAAAGGTACAGTCAATAACGCTTCACAACTTCCAACGACTGGAAATCAAGAAGGATATTGTTATTTTGTTGGTACAGATTTGTATGTTTGGGATTCTGGAGCATGGAAAAATTGCGGAAGTGTAAGCCCAGACTTAAGCAACTACGTTACTGTTACTGATTTAAACAATGGACTAAGCACAAAAGTTACTGATAATAAAAATGGTACTGAACAACTTAATGGAACTAAGGTACAGCCATTCAATAAGTTATCGGATACCATTGGTGGACGTAACCTAGTTAAGGACAGTGAACAAGAGTTTACAGGCAAGGCTTACGACTTCTATTATTATAATTTGGCTAGTATCACCGAATTGACACCAGGCAAAACCTATACGGTGTCGTTTAGTGCGAAGGTAGATGATAAGGCAGTCAAATGCAATCAAAACGTATTCGTTGTCATACATGATTCATCGTGGAAATTTTCAGCGGAAACGGATGCACTTATCTCAACTGATTACCAGCGGGGCACTAACACGTTTACGGTTCCCAAAAGTCAAACAGGCGTTTCCTATATAACGGTTTATCTGAGTCATCCAGTCATTAATGGTAAGTCTGATTCAAGCGCTGACAAGAGTGATGTCGCAGGAACTGGATACATTAAAGAATTTAAATTAGAAAAAGGTTCAGTAGCTACTGATTGGACACCAGCTCCAGAAGATAAGGTTAACGTCACCGATATGCGTAAACCAGCTAGTGATGTAGCGGGGATTGAAGAGGTTAACGCCAAACAAGATAAAATTGGTTACACACCTGCTGATGATTCCAAAGTCGCCCACCTATCTGGTGCTAACAACTTTGATACCGTTCCAACTGTTAACAATAATCCGTTATTACTAGCAAGCGGTTTGCCAAGTGACCTAGCACGAACGGGTTCAGACCAAGAGTTTACGGGTAAGAACACTTTTGATACTGCCCCAATTGATAAGACAACGGGTAATCCATACATTACTAAAGATGGTGTACCGGCAGTTCCATCAACACTTGCAGATACCACGAAAGATGCCAATTTTACAGGAAAACTTCAAAAGTCTGGAATTGACGTGGCTACTAAGTCTGATGTTACAACGGCTGTCAGCACTGCGACTGCTAACATGGTTGACTCTACTAAAGCCACAAACTTCACGGCGGGATTAAAGTCAGGAGGTGTCGATGTCGCAACCGCGGCTGACTTGAAAAGCATTGCAGACAAAGCTTGGTATATGAAGAGTTTACCGAATGTCTTTGCATTAACAAACATATCTTTGTTGTATCAAGTAGATGATACAAATAAAAAAATGAATATAGTTTTAAATGGTAGCTATAATTCAAACACAATCACAGCAAGAGACTCTACTGGATTCCTCATAGCAGATTTTGGCGATATTATACAAGGAATCACAGCAATAAGTATGAAAACTAATACAAATAAAAACGGATTTTACTGTTATGACCAAAGTATGCAGCAAAGTCCATATGTGACAAACAAAGTTAATATAGTATTTTCGGGGACAAAGCTGTATATGAATACTGGTTTAGACAGCTATCCAAGACTAAAAATTTATAGTGCAGACTATCTATGCCTTATGTATGGGTCTACTATTAAATATACTGAATTAGCATAAAAAGAAAGGACGATTACATGTTTATTTACATCACTTATGATACAGATGGTTTCATCACGGCGTACCAAAATACTGAAGCAGACGGGTACACGAAGGTGTTCATTCTCGATTCATGGATTACCCAGTTTGCTCAGCATTCCGACAAATTCCGGTACGACACTGATAAAAAGGTTGTACTCAATCCGGGTAATCTACCAGAATTATCCCTCGATGAGTTGAATACCAAGTATTCCGATGTGTTGGAAACTAGCAAGCAAGCAGTACAGTCAGCCACTACCTTAGCACAGCAACAGGCGGTATCAGCTGGTAACATTAACCAGTTACAACAGTCAATTACAGAAATTGCACTCAGTCAATCAGCAAAGGGGACGAAATAATATGGTACAAATTTTTACATGGGCATATCAAGACTGGAAGACAATTACCAAGGAAACGTTAGCAACAGTCGTGGGATTACCAGATGGGATTACCGCTGAAGATTACAAGGCGATCACCGGAGATGATTATGTAGCACCGACAACTCAAGCACCAACAACTCAATCACCGACAACTCAAACACCAACAACTCAAGCAACGACCACAAGCACCACTAACTAGCAGTTACTCAGCCAGTTAGTCAGTGCTTTTAATTTACCCAAAATTGGAGGAATATTATGTTCAAAGAAATTACAGATGTGTTCAATTGGCTTAATAATGCAGGGGTATTCGCCTTCTTAATGGTGTTAATTCCCGCCGTGTACAAGTTATTGAAGCCACTTCTAACTCGTAAGGTTCAGACGGAAAAGAACACTCATGTTAAGCAAGGCTTAGAAGTGGGATTAAACTTGGCGAATACCATTGTACCTGAAATGGCAGTCATGGCTGGCTTATCTAAGTCTGACCGTAAGCAGGAAGCAATCCGCTTCGTAAACGCTCAATTAACAGCCAATGGTTTCAACTTAGATGTTCAAACTATCTCAGGGCTGGTTGAGAAGGCTTATCAAGCGTACAAGGTAGCCGGTGGAGATAATCATGCCCCAATCTCTGTACCAGCACCAACGGAGGTCATTACCCCATCAGAAGGGACTGATAGCAATGACTAAAAAGATTGTTGACCTGTCATCATACCAATCTGATTCTCTGGCCTACATGAAGCAACTCAAAGGTTGGGGTGCTGATGGGATTATGGTAAAGCTAACAGAAGGCACTGGTTATCTCAGTCCCAAGGCTGGTAACCAGATTGCCAATGGCTTCAAAGTATTCGATACCGTTGGGGTTTACCATTTCTTCCATGGCCGGGGAACAGCTGAAGCTCAGTACTTTCTATCATGGGTGAAGAAGATGGGATTAGATAAGTCCACGGTACTTGCAATTGATGTTGAAGCACCAGGCTTACCCTATTACACGACCAGCCAAGTTAACGTATTTCTTCGGTACCTGATTAGTCACGGGTACAAGAATGTGATTACGTATGGATCAGGTTCTTGGTTCAATTCTGGCCGAATTAATCGGTCCCAACTGGTAGATAAAGCAATCTGGGTGGCCGCTTACGGTGTCAGTCAACCGGGGGTAGCTAATGCCAACGCTTGGCAATATACCGACAGCTGGCACGGGGTAGATTGCAGTTATGATTTCGATGGTAAGCTGTCTGGTAAGGTTACCAAGGTAACACCTAAAAAAGCCTCATACTGGGCTGATAACGGCCTGTACGAAGTGATTACCAGTGAGGTTAACGTGTATGGCAAGCCAGCCCTAGACAAGGCTGATAAGCGCCGTATTCACTTCTCCAAGGGCAGTACCATTTATGGTAAGGCCGTCAAGTACGGTAAGGTGTACCGGATTAAGACTGACGTTGGTTACATCTCAGCTAACAAGGACTATGTAAAGTTGGTCAGAAAGTCGGGTGGGAAGTAATGACCTTTGATCGTTGGATCGAATTAATCACCTTGGCTTTGGCTGTAGTCGCGGGTATCTATGCGGCTTTGATGGTTGTTATGAAGCCCTTCACGGATCGGCTGCAAGACATTGCTCAAAGCATGAAGGATAGCAGCCAGCGGATTGAGCGGCTGTTTGATTCGCAAAATACGCTGCGTGAAGATTTCATCACTAGCAGAAGCGAGCATAAAGTTATCAACGAACGCCTAGACAATGTTGAAGACGATGTACGTGAACTGAAAAGTAAATAGTGATAAACTAAGTTTTATCCAGGTACTATTTGTAAACTGAAAAGGCCACTCATCTCTTAGGAGGTGGGTGACCTTTTTTATTTTGCACGTTTTTTGCACACTTGGGTTGTAATCATTGATACATAGGCATGCTAAAATCCTGTACTCTCCTTAAATTAACATCTCATATCTATGTGGAACGCCGTCAAACGTTGATTTGGCGGCGTTTTTGCTTGCGCTAAAACGGTGGAGTTGCGTTGGTAAAACGAAAGAAAACAAGTTGCGGTGGAGGAATGGGTAGACGCTTAGTTGCCGGCTGGTTTCGGTAAAGATTTAGTTTTAGAAGTGTACAGCTTTCGTAAAGCCAAATAATTGTTCTCCAAAATAGATTATACTAGCCCTGGATTCGGGGAATAATCGTTTTTTATGGAGGATGCAGGATGAATATTAAAAGAGTTATTTTGACCTTAACAACGTCAGCACTTGGAATTGTTTTAATGTTACCAGTAACTGCTGATGCATCGAGTTGGCATAAGGGAACACCTAAAGCTATTCGTGGAGTATGGTTTCTTCAGGAGAAGGATAGATGGACAAGCTTTGAGGTGACGAAGAAGGATTTTGGAGTTGGTCACATGGGGATGCCTGCGGTGACTGTATGGCACCCATTTTATAAGAAAACAAAATCTGCTTATATTTTGAAAGGATATGCAAAGGCTAATGGCTTGTGGCTTGGTGCTAACATCAAATATAAGGTGGTTAAAAGAGGGCGTCACATTCATATCAAGAGCATAAAGAAAACCATCTATGACAATATCACCCTATATAAGACGAAATTTTAA